GGCAATTTCGGCTTTCTCTCTGAAAGGTACAACGATTACTGCATCATGTACCTTCAAGGATTACCTCACTCCCAACTCTACATTCTAACTTCCAATTCCTTTACAGCTCTCATTGCAGCTTCTCTTGCATTCGTATTTGCATAATCATCCGACAACGAATTGAATCCCTGATACATCTTCCAGACTCCATCCCTATTCCAAATCACTTTCAAATCATATGTAACATCAAAAGGACTGCCTTCTGATACAATTCTGACAAGTCCCAGGTCTTTGATAATCATGTTAAGCTCCTAGTAATACTTCTTCAATCTTTTTCATCTGCTCAGGCGTGATACGAAGATAGTTTGTCTTCTTACCCAACGTCAAGATCTGAATGTCAAATCCATACGGAAAGTTCTCTTCGGTCAATGGCAACGGTGCAACCTGGAATAACTGCTGCTCAATGTAATTGATCTCTGCTAACGTCATACTGCCTCCTTAGTTTGCAATGATGTGAACTGGCTCATACTTCTTCATGTAGAACGTACGTCCATTCGATAACATCTTAGCAGTACGTGCCGACATCTTGACATAATCATTACCATTCAGATGAAACAACTGACCAAAACGAACATACAGAAACTCAATCGCTGGATTCATACACCCTCCTCTTCCATGTCACCGTCGATCTTCTCAACGAACGCTACCTCGACACCAAACATATCAGCTACCTCACGATACGAGTACTTGTTGTACTGCAACGCTTCTTGAATCTCGAGAATAAGATCTTTCATAATTACTTCCCCTCACAAATATACACATACTCGACCATCTCACCGAAACAATCATATGCTTCCGAGAACGACATCCCATCATCCTCCATCTCTGCAAGAATCGATTCCATCACGTCGAAACCGATATCCTTCGGCAGAGTCGTGTACTCCTTAACTTTATCATAATATTTGCTGATCATCATATAATCTCCTATCACAATCCAACTACACTATATCCACGCGACTTCAAATACTTCCTAGCTGCACGCACATTCACCTTGTACTCACGATCTGGCATTACGATGTACTCTGGCACATCTGACTTAGCAGCACGACGCTTCGCTGCACGAATCAACAAACCTACCGGAGCTAAGAACATCGCGATCAACGCGAACATCGATAACACGTGCAACACAAAAAATACTAAAGTCATAACGTCTCCAATTAATTACTCAATATAGTCATTATCGTTAGAAGCCAAAATTAAGTCAACAAATAAAAAACCCGCAATAAATGCGGGTTCTGAAGTAGTCAAATACTAAAATAGTAATTAATTGAACGTCAGTTCGTCAGAATGTTTTCCAATAGTGCCTTTGATGAACGTGTCAAAAGCTAGCACGGAGAGCTTTCCACTGGGGGGATGACATATTGCAGAATGTCCTAGATCAGAAGGGAAAAGATATATTTGATTTGGCATCAAGTCAAAATACCAGTTGCGAGAATTAAATGAGTTGTATTCGCTATAGTTAAAACTGAAGAAACCTGGAGTAATAGGGTTATAAGAGTTCTCAAGAAGTAGTTGAGATGATTCTAAAGAATTGAGCACCACAACACCAGTAAATATACTGTGATTGTGTCTGTGAGGACCAACCTTACTTTTGTCGCTCATGTCACTGACCCATGATGTGTTAATATAAAAGTCAAATCTCTCCTGATTGATCTTGAATATCTCAGTAGCGTAGCATTTGAGATGTAAAATAGCCTGATCTTTCAAATTTGCTAGAGCAGGATCGTCAAGAACCTTGTCATTATGAGTAATGTAAAACTCATGAAAAGCTCCTTCACTCTTTGGTAAGGCAGCACAATGCTTCTTATCATCCTCAGTTACATCAATGTCTCCAATGTATACTGGAGTTGAAAATAGTGGAACTATGGCACTCATTCAAGAACCCTGATTAGTAAACCAACAAAGTATATAGCGAGCAGACCAGAGTTAACAGCCATTAGACTATTATCCTTCATCCGGATAGAAGCAATCAACCATGCCAACGATCCTAAGTTAAACATCAACACATTCAACGGATCAAACGCTAACGCAGTCGCAATCGCACCAGCCAGGGTGCAGAAAGTTCCTATCCACTTAAAGATCTCATTATTAATAGTCGACACTGCTTCTTCCATCCTCATATCCAATACTGTAATAGTCGACAAGAACTTGCTTTAACATCTTCCTGATCATCATCATCTGCATGATATCAAAGAACTCGAACGTAATGTGATTATCATCTAGCAAGTAATCAAGCTGCTCATCATCTATCTCCATGGTCACCTTCCTGTTAATCTATAGAAGCGACGACGCACTTCACCATACGTCATCATGTTACCCTCAATCACTTCACCCTCACACGACTCACCGTTGTCGAGCACAATCAACTCAATGATCTCATACTTCCTGGTGCTCTCAGTATATCGGATCGTTGGCACAATGGTCATACCATCTCCTCTGTATTTGTCGTTTCCTGTTCATGGCTCAAAGTATTTAATTAGAACATTCAAAGCATCCAGGCGTTCTTTGTTTGAGACAACATCATCTGTATGCATCCACGCACCGTTCATCCAGTTATCAATTTGCTCTTTGAGCATGTTCCTATGATCAACCAGGTTTGAGTACGTAATACGATCGGCAGTCTCATAATCAATAACGATCCCAGTCATGGACGTTTTCCTTCACGAATGATAGAGTTACAGTAGGTTGTAGCAGTTGTGACCGTCCAATCCTGGTTTGCAGTGATGCAGTTCTCAATCGATGCATTGATCGTAGAGCTGCGTGTTCCAAAGACAAGAACAAACAACGCGAATACTAACATAATAATTGCAACAAGAATCTCACTATCCCTCACAGGAGTTCTCCTTCAAGATTTCACCAATAGTTCGCTCTTGAGCCTCACATCGATAAGGATAGCAAGTACTATCCCATCCAGCAGGAAGTCCATTAGTCTCGTATGCATGAATGTCAACATCACGAGCAGATATATCGTACAACACATCTCGACACGTCTCTTCAGCCACATCATGTGGATCTTCACCATCCTCAACAGCAATCACATACTCATACTCAATCGTTACAGTATAGAGCTTAGTCATGCTCATACTCCTCCACATCAAATCCATCACGTGTTGCGGTTACACTAACATGATCACCAAACATAGCAAGCATGATACTCTCCATCTCTGACGATTGAATCATCTTACTGAAGTTATTAATAGAGGTCAAGTCTATTTTACCCTCTTCGACAAAAGGCATAATCATGTCTTGTTGTTTAGCGTAGTACTTTCGATTGTCTGTCTTAAGAATCCAATCAAAGCTACCTTCAGAAAAAATTCCTTCCTCCTCGCCTCTATACTCACCCCAGCTGTCAAGATCTTCAATCTGATCAACAGGGCAGTTTGTAAAGTTAGGTTCATTAACACCAAACACACACGTATCACCATCGTTAAAGTAGGGCGTATACTGACACCACCTGATAGCAGTAATTGCTGGATTCTTTTCAAAGAACTCTTTGGTGATCCCTTTGAACAAATCCTGTGCTTCCGACTGAAAACGTTTAGCAATCTGCTGTTGTTCTTCAATCAACGAATCAAAACGTTCTTGCAATTGTGACATGATTAATCCTCTAATGATATGTGTTTGCGTTTAACAGATGTGTTGCTCTTCTCAGTACCACTCATCCATGGCTGAATGGTCATGTTGTTCAAGTACTGCTCCATAGTAGGAATGAAACCTAGGTCCTGCTGAATGTGGTCCTCAGCGATATCCCTTGGACTGTATTCCCGTCCTTCAGAGTTGATTCGAGTCCTACCGAATACCCTCTCGACAAGATAGCATCCAAATGCGGAGTGTAAGATCGCTCGGTGACGGACATCGGCCACTGCTTGTTTAGTTGAGTCGATGAAGTCGTCGATGTCCGCATAGTCGTCGGGTGATCCACCATACTTCTTTGCATGAATTTTGCCATGGAGAAAGGCTTTCATTATTGTTTACCGTACTTCTCTTCATATGCATCACGATTAGCAAGAGCATCCCATAAAGCATTATGTGGTTGCAACGAGTTACCAGTTATGTTACAGATCTCCATTTTAAGAGGAGGACAGACGATTCTGAGTCCAGGACCTGTAATAAGTGAGCGACAGAACCAGGCAATATCTTCTGGCCAATCAGCAATGATGGTTATGTCAGAGAACTGGCAGAGGTACGCTGTCAGTCTTTGTTCAAACATGCTCTTGCTGATTGGTTCTCTGTTGATTATAGGAACCACATTCTCTCTTACCCATGGATGACATATATGAACACTGAATTCAAGTACCTCGTAGAAGTTTTTGATCGAAGCATCCTCTGGAACCAATGCCATCGAGATCAGTTCACCATTCTCGTCAGTCCATTCACAATCAATAAAAAGTTTCATATGATTACATTATCCCTTCAGTAATAAACAAAACCCAAGCACGATCCCTAGGTTTGATCGAAATCATTTCACCATAGTTATCAACGTCACAACGAACACGAGACAACTCAGCCCACTTCTTAGCTTTTCTAATAAGAGCCTTTTCAGTTATGTTATCATTGAATTGAAAAGTACCACGTCTAACCCAACTGTAATTAGCTTCACCACCAAACGTATCAGTAATTTCAAATTGAGCAATCATTTGATCCTCCGACGAGTAGGCATTGCAAACATACTATCTTCAGGAATACCACGCTTAGCAAGAGCACCCAGCAAAGCATACGAACCACCAAACGACATATACGGATTTCGTTTTACTTTCTTCTCAGGATACACGTTGACCGTGATACCATCAGCGGTCACATAAGAACTAATCGGTTTCATACATATCCTTTCGACTTCAGATAACCATACGGAAGACCATTAAGGAACTCAAAGTACTCAGGATCATTGAGACTGTTGTCAGCATCAATCAACCAAGCAACAACACGCATACGGTTAGTGCCTTCGTGCATCAAATTGTCGATGCGATCTTCGAACTTGACAATCGCTGCCTGCTCAAGCTCTTCATCCTCACGGATAGAACGATCAAGTTGAGACAACATGGAATCCCACAGAGCTTGCTTCTGCTCAGGATTGAATGCTGCAAACGTAGCCCAGAAACTCTCGCTTGGACGGAAACCGTAAGCGTCTTTGTGCAGGTCGGAAATAAGATTCTCGTCGAATGTGTACATAACAACTCCTCATCAATTCAGTAAGATCATTATGCATTTCAAAGGAAATTAAGTCAACAGGTCAAACATCGCATTCTATGCGATACTCCAATTCTTTTTCCATTAATTCTGTTACATAATCAGCAAGTTCCTGTGTTTCTAAAATAGCAATAATGTGCTCAGTCGCAAGCTGGCAGAGCGGAACCCATGTAAGTGGCTGCTTACCATCCTTGCCCCGCGTACCCCACGTGAATCCTCGTCTGATATCTTCGAACGGATCGTCCATAGTGAGCGAGAGCTCAACATACGGAGCATCATCGTGAATGGTTCGTCTCAAATAATCATGACCACCGTCCACCATGTACTCCAACTCATTATAGTCAGTGTACGTGACATAATCATGTCGGTGATGCGATTGCAGAATAGTTCCATCCGGAGTTCTGATTCTGTTACAGACAATCTGAGCTGTGTTACTCATCTCTGCCCTCGTATTCGTCCGTGTTGGTGTATGCATCTGCTGCAACAAACGCAGCGATCATTAGTATCGCTAGAACAAATACACCAATCACAATTAGTACTGTTTTCATTTTTGATTTCCAAAATACTCTACACGAACATTCTTAATGTCCTTGCAAGTTAAATAAAAAGCAACAGCTCGTTCTGTCGAATCTCTGTCGCAGTACCGAACGTAGTCATGATAGAGTATCTTACCACTATCAAACAGTCGAGTGAAATGAATACAAAAGTCGTAACCTGAGTTCTTTTTCATTACTGCATCCCATAATAAACGCAATCACAGTCGTACGAGTTGCTAGCATACATCAACAACTCTTCGTTAGCCAGCACTTCGTCAATATAATCTTCGTACATCACCTGAACAACAGCTTCGTGAACCTCTGCAGCAAGCAATTGCAGCTCTGTATTGATGTTATCAAACATATAACTCTCCAACTCATTAGTCAATGTAGAGATTATGGACATCTAACAAAAATAAGTCAACAATAAAGTTCTTCTGTAAAATCAATAGGTTAGTCAACATCATACCAAATATCTCTGCCGGAGACTCTGCCATAGAGATCATCAAAATCTTCGCTCGGAGGTAATGGAATACCCATATCCTCTTCTGTTGGCATTACAGTAGTTGAATCAGTTTGATATTGTCTGGCTGCTTTTGCTATATGAGCTAACTTCCACTTATGCTCTTCAGCAGCTTCTGTTTTGTGATAAGCAGCTACAGCGATCCCTTTGTTAATCTTGTCAAGCTCTGAATGCTCTCGAACGTTTGCACAACTGTAACTACAGTACACTCCTCGTTTGATATGAAGTGTACCGCATCGTGGACATTCTTTTTCAGGACGGATCTTCTTCTTGCGGCCCATTGAAATAGTTCTTTGCTTTCATGGTGGCTTCTTCAAGAGATGCTGCAATCACTTTAACAAAAGCAATTCCGTTTGAAATGTTAATGTCGTATGGAACGATACCATAGAACTCAAAGTCTTCTGGTACTTTGACAACAACTTCCCACTCTTGAAGTTTCTTGATCCTATTTAGAACTCGAGATAGTTCGTCGTTAGTAGTCATTGTGAAGTCCTTTTAACATACCTACTACCTCGAGGTACGGCTGTGAAACAATCTCACATGCACCATCAGCAAGATAGATTGCAACACCAGATCCTTCTTCTATTCCATCAGCAACATGAGTAATCTGGTTTGTGTTAAAAGTTATTGAGTGACCGTTACGGTCTGATAAAGTAATGAATGACATAAGCCCTCACATAATAAAAACAAAAAAACCCTGACCGAGGTCAGGGTGAAAGTACTGCATGAAAAACTTAGCGCTTGAACACGCGTGAAACATAGTAGTATGCATTAGCATAAGTGATCTCAAGCTCAGCAGCAATCATCTGAGCGATCTCACCGTTAGTCTTATCCTTGTTTGCATCAAAGATAGCTTTAGCCTTAGGCTTCTTGTCGTTAGTCTTGACCGACTTGATCTTGACCTTACGAGTAGTAGTAGAAGGTTGATCTTCTGCAGCTTCAGACTCAGCAAACACATAAGGCATGTCCTTACGGATCTTTTCCAGCTTTGTATCAGCAATCACAACAGCTTCAGGTCGATCGTACTCTTCCTGAGTCATTGCTTGCTCTACCAGAGCTTTAGCGATAATACGAGCTGAAGCAAGATCATACTGATCAGTACCCCCAAGATCTGAAATAATAGAGTTTGCATAGGCGAGAGGGTCTGATGAGAGGCCAATGTCTTCACCAACTTGTTGAATCGCTCGAACAACTGAACCCTCCTTGATGCCGTAGGTCTTAAGAACTTGCTTTGCATTGATAACTGCTGTCATATGAATCTCCATAATAAAATGATAATAACGTCAAACTACAATGTCGATCATCAACATTAACAAAAATAAAGTCAACAGTTACTTTTTTGGTAATAAATTACTTATTTAGTAACTATTTGCGCAGCATTAGTATTGATGGTATTAGAGTTACCATGTGAGGCTTGATCTTTTTAAAAAAGTCGCGGTCCGAATCATATCCTGGCTGATTGATAGGTTTAGGTATTTCGGTAGGATAATAAAAACCAGTGTTGCTACGATACAAAGTTGATCTGTAATCCGTGTTGTTGTAGCCTAGCTGATTGTTTTGTTGAATTTGAACAGTATTTGTTGAATTGTCAACACGAGCGTTAGGTGAGTTAACAATCATTGTGCCAATTGTAATATTGTCACCCTGAATGTAAACCGTACCGTTCTTTTTTTGCGTGGGGTTTTGAGTTGTAGATCTTACTGTAGTGCGTTCCACGACTACATCTTCCATAAGAATAGAGCCGTGCTCTTCACGAGTGCTCGCACAACCTATAAGGCTAATAGGTATCAAATATACTAATAGTTTTCTTAACGTAATCACTTGGGTCTTTCACAAATACTTGAGGATTGTCACCCTCAACAGCAATCATAATGACAATCTGTTCAATGTCGAGATCGTATCTCTCTTTCACCATCAATGCATAAGCAGTTGACTGAATGAAATAGTTTTCGATCCACTCTTCCTTCTTCCGTTTACTTGATGTCTTGTAGTCAAGAACTGTAGGTTTCCCTGCGTACTTACATATCAAATCGGAAGTACCGGCAGCTCTCAAACGATCAGAATACAACGGATATTCGATACCATACACCTCTTCCAAGTTAGAGTCAACAAAAGGTTGAATGTCCAAGAACAAAGAGGTGGTTGTTGGCATTTTGTTCAACGCAAAGTCCTCAACATTGCCAACATAATCTTCCATCATCAAGTGAAGTTTAGTTCCTCGTCTTGAAGCACTTGAGGATATCTTGTTAGCTTCTTGTTCACCAACACGATCTCTCCACTTCTGAATGTCATCTTTGGTCAACTGAGATAGGATAGTGGTTACAGAACGATACTGGTCACCTGCTGGGGTAACATAATAACGCTTACCATCTATCTCTTTTCTAGGAACTTCAATCTTGGGGAGTAGGTTATGAGTGAAGTATTTGGTTCTCAATTTATTTTCTGTATTTGTCTACTGCATTATCTATTTTAACTTGCTTGGCTGAGCGTGAGATAGTTCTATCAGCAAGCTCACTATTAGGATGAGCTTCTGCAACTTTAGAAAGAACTTCTTTGAATCCTGAATCAGTCTTTATTGATCCTCGACCACTAACAAGTCCAGGAAACGAGTCAATATAACGCTCAAGATTAGGATTAGAGGCGAGAAAGCTATCGTAATCAGCAATGCGTAGAGTAAGTTCGATAAGCTCATTTGTGTCCTTATCAAGGAAAGTATAGATTGGCATGAATTACTTTACATTCCAGTCTGATTTTTTCTTTGCAGCAGTTCTTTTAGCAGGAGCTTTTTTAGCCGGACTCTTCTTCTTGTCTTCATTTGTAGTCTCTACTTGAGGTTCTTTCTTAGGTGCAGGAGGTTGATGACGTTTGTTCCAAAACCAATTAGTGAATGTGAGCAATTTACTCTCAACCCATCCCATAAACTTATTTTCCCAAAACCATCTGTTATTCATCCCAGTACTCCTTATCGCGTTTGTAATCTAGGTCATCATAGAACTGCTCATACCGTTTACTTCTCAGCATTCTATCAATATTTTTTGTTGACCTATCTATGTGTTCTTTTTTTATTGCTTTAGAAACGTGATGCTGTTTCTCATCCAGTGAACGTTGCAGCTTGTTCGTCTTGCTCATCTTACCCCTCTAGTAGTCCAGGATACAGCTCTTCTACAAACTTCTTAGTAATTCCCTTATATGGGATCTTTTTATCTTTGACAGCAATCAAGAGCTTTGCATCTTCTTTGTCAATAGTTTCAAGCAGTTGAACAAATAGATACTCTCTTCTTACTGGCTTCAGATTAGGATTGCCACCTTCGATGAACAAATACAAACGACGCAGCTCGCTAAAAAGAGTACCTTCTTGGTCGGGGAGCTCGTTCGGTTTGTAGGGAGGTTCACCTTCAGGCAGCAAAAACTTTACTTTCTCATCGTATGCGTACTTCAACAAAGCTCTAAGTGCAGGTGAATCATTCTGCCTTAGATAATCTACTCTGTCTTGCTTCTTGTCAAACTCAGAAGCTTTTTTTAATATCTCAGATAAGCTCAATTTCATTAAAATTCCCCAGCATGTTCCATCATTGTTTTTAGTTTATGCTCTTGTAGATACCCAATAATATTTACCTTTTTAGGTGTCGCGAGCTGCGTTTGATACTCATTCCAAATCTTACTTGATATGTTTTCAGGTATCAATGACAAATTAATTAACTTATTGTTACGTTCAATTCCTTCTCTGAGCTCTGAAACCTCGGATAATTGCTCCCAGGACATATTGAGCCACGATGCAAGTTTGTTCTTGCTTACAGGTCTTTGCCTGATACCATCCACAAAGCAATTATCACTAGACAAAGCATTAGGTACGCCGTCACCGCTGTCTCCTTTAATAACCAACTCTTTAAGATACAACTTAGGATCCTCTACCTGGACATTGCGTTTGCGAATAGGATCAAACTGTATCACTCTTTCATTATGTAGTTGGATAAAATCTTTATCTGCCGAAAGAATCAGTACATCCTCGGTAGAATTGAGACATATCGTAGCAATGATGTCATCTGCTTCACAATGCTCAACATGGACGACAGTGTAAGGAAGGTTTTGTTTGATCTCTTCTCTGATCTTATTGAGTGTCTCAAACACTAGTGGCCAATCGATATCGCTCTGCTCACGAACTTTCTTCCGTCCAGCCTTGTAGTATGGAAAGAGATCTTTTCTCCAGTAGTTCTTATCGTCACAAGCAATGACCATGTTCCCATACACCTTACCAAACTTCTGTTTGTATAGACGTAGCGAGTTGAGGATCATGTGTCTAACTAGACCCTCTTCAAATACAAGTTCGGTGTGGTTACCAATCTGCATCATCAAGTTAGAGATACAGACCTGGTTAAAGTCAATGATAATAATTTTAATCACCCATTGTAATCAATTCGTCTCAAATCTTTGAGCATCACTCTCATTAGATTGATCCACTGATTCTTTCTGTTATGCCAGCCATAGAACGCATCAACATAGGCCTTCTGAGCAACTAATGTCTTCTGCACATCAGGCTCATTATACACTTCAATCGCATTAGAAGTCAACTCTATCAACGACTTCATGTGATCGCGTTCATTCTCTTGCCACTGATACATCCATGTCCAGTTAGCTGCAGTCTCATACAATGCACCATAGTTAGGATGTAAGCAGAAGACACCAGCAGACATTGCTTCGATTAAACTAATGCAAGAAGTCTCTAGCCACGTGTTCGGATACGCATAGAAATGAGCTTTTTGAAGAGCTGATCGAATTTCGTTATTGGGGACAGAACCATGGTAATTAATATTAGGATGATCTTTACAGAAATCAAACAATTCTTTATAAGGTTCATCTCTTTGTTCCCATCCATAGATCTTGAAACTAGAGTATACATCCAACTCTATTTGAGGGTAGCGCTTAGATAAAGCATCAAAAGCGGAAACCAGGATATTGAGCCCACGATGAGGAGTAGTATGATAGATAAATCGAAGTTTGTCAGTAGGTTTTTGTACGTATTCAATTGGTTCAATAGCATTTTGTAGGACTATACATTTGTACCATGGCAGACCATAGTGTTTCTGATATGCTTGCATCTGCCAGTGAGAGACAAACACAAGTTTATCAAATCGATTCCAACCACCACCTCTAAGATGTTCTGATTCAGGATCACCTGGTAAGTCATGCAACCAGTATATTTTAATTTTTGAGTCATCCACTTCTCGTACTCGAGATGGAATGATTTGAAAGTACTGCATCAGATCTGCAGGTATATGCTTGTGGAGTGCTTCGAGCATTAACTCTGTGCCACCCTTAGCATTCTTTGACAACTCATTAACTTCCATTATTCTTCACCACTATCATTACGTTTCTGTTTAACAGATTCGCGTCTAGCCTTTTCAAAAGATACTAGTGCGTCTGCCATCATTCGTTTATAAAAACCACGACGCTCAGGATCAAGAATCGTAGCAGCAACTCGCTTTACTTCTTTGTCCATCTTAAAACTGCTATTTGTTTTCATAATTTACTTTCCATCCTTTTGTAGATAATTCCAAGTGTCTTTCCAGTTCTTCACTTTCACTGTTGTAGCTTTGCTTTGCTTCATGTGTATATAGTTCTCCTTCAAGGCCATACCCAAAGGAAAATCATTACCACCAAACTCCATTTGATCTCCGAAGAAGTGTACATGAACATATGGCTCAACAAAGTACTTTGCAATCTGTCCTTTGTCTTTACCTGGCTCCATAATATCAATACCAGTCTCACCTGCAACTTGAGCTATTGCAACATCTGAGAACTTCTCATTGAACTCTTTAGCGATCTTCTTGCGCTCACCTGTACGTCTATCGTACTCAACATACTTAGCACGCTGCTCTTTATCAGCAGCTCTACCAACAATACTAAAGTTAACAAGACCAATACGGTTCTCGATGTGTCTTCCAGCTTTTCCAGTAAAAAGACTTTTAAACAGCTGTTCGTTCAGCCATTGGATCTGAGTATCTTTCAATGTCCATTTACTGGAATACTTCAACACACCCTTGTTGTATATAGCGTTCCCAGCACATGAGAAAACCGCGTTTGCCATGTCCAGAACATCGTTTCCCAGCTGTTCCTGGGTTTTAGGGTAGTCACTACCAGTAGCGAAGTAAATTTCCTTCTCACCCGTTTTAATCCAGTTCTTGAACCACTTGCGGAATTGTGGGTCAATAGCCTCTCGGCTAGGAGTCAGGGTTCCATCAACATCGAATATGTAAACTTTTTTCATGGTGCAGATAAATACTTGTAATTACAGGGAAAGGAACAAATGTTACACTTATACCCACCTTTGACTATGCCCACTATAACTGATGTTGTAGAAAAAAATCAACAGTTCTTATGTGAGTTTGTCAATCTCAAGCGAAATGGTTTTCACCATTTCTCAAAAGCGTTAAATGAACTAACTTATGGGTTCTGGAAACCCGTTCTTGATCAAGCTGACCAACAAGTAACTAATTTGGCTGATCATATGAAATTGTGCATAAAGTTAAAATAGGAGTAGTCTGCATTAGATGGATCCACTAACACTCTTTGCTCTGGCAAATGGTGCGGTAGCAGCAGTAAAAAAGGGATGTGAATTATATAAGGAAATGAGTGGTGCAATAGGTGACGTGAAAGGTGTTCTGCAAGATTTAGAAGAGCAATTTAATTCCCGGCACAAAGATAAGCCACCAACCGTTGCAGAAAAGAATCAATATATTCAAGAAAAAAA